CATACGTGATAGTGGCCTGTATGGATATGCCATGATCCACTTCAGATACCAATATTTCCTCTGTGGAGATACGTGGATCTGCGTTTAGATTGGCTGTGATGTCCTCGACAATGGCGTCTTTGAGTGCCTCTGAGAATGGTTCAAACAATGCATCGTATATTATGGTGCCAAATTCCGGATTCTCCACCCTCTCGCCCTTACGTATGCTTAACCTGTTGATTAGGTCCTGTTTGGCCACCTCGAAGTCATACAGTTTGAAGTTCTTCTGGTCCGCCCTGGAACTGAAGCCTTTAAAGGTCACTTTACCGTTGTTTGGATTTGCTGTGTCTCCGCCACCGTATGCCATTAGTTCAATCTCCTAAATTCAACATCCACCTTGCTGTAATCCACCATGTAGAATCCTGTGTCTGTCATTTCTCTCGCCCATGGAACTTCCTGTGCCATCACGCCCTCGTATGTCCCATCAGTGTGTTTGTATTTAAACGAATATATGTTGATGCCCGAGGGTGACTTGCCAACTAATTGCACGTCTTCCTTGAGTCTGATGTCACTGAAGATAGTAGTAAAGGCTCCGCTTACTGCCTTTCCAAATCCACTGCTGGCTATGGAACTTCCCAACGAACCCAATGTTGCGAAAGATCCTGTTCCACCAAGAGAGATGCCCCCGACCGACTTCATTAAAGTGGAGAATCCCGATGCCTGGAAGCTGGGACCATAACCGCTGTGTTTGAAGAATTTTGATGCCGTCTTTGCTATGCTAGATGACGTTAACACGTTTGTTACATTACCTGCCAGCACATTCTTGTACACGTTTGTGACCGTGCTTATGTCGTTTGCCACTGATCCTATGTTTCCTATGTTTAGGTTTCCTGTTATGCCCTGTACATTTTTCAACACGTCATTTAGACCTGTGCCATATACGTTTCCACTTGTCCCAAATTCATCTAAAACGTTTCCTGCTCTACTGCTCCCCAGTGAGAACAACTTGCCGGCATTGTTGACGAACACGTTGTCCTTGAACAACTGCACCGCACCATCCCCGGATAAGTTTTCTATCACCTGGTTGGTCAGCTGTGTCGTTACATTGGATTTAACACTGGCTATTGTGTCGTTGACGTTGAAGTTCTTCAATTTGTTGGATATGCTTTCTATATCTTTGAACGTGCCCTTGGCCTGGTTTAGTACGTTGAATGTCTTGTCATAGTTGTTTCCAAATTCTGTCACGAACTCTTTGGCCTTGGTCGCATTAGTTGAATCGCCCATCTTCTCTTTGAGATACCTCTCTGCATCTGCCTGGAACTGTCCAAGCCTGATGCTCTCTATGGCCGATACCCTGTTTTTCTGTTCCATGTACTCCACTGTGCCTGGTGTGCTGGACAGCCTGTACCACTGCTTGGTGTCCAGACGATCGCCCAGTGGATCCGAGCTTGGTAGGTGTCCTTCCGAAGTGAAGGCCTTGAATCTTGGCATGGGCTCGTGCGTGACGAACCTGTGTACCGTGGTCTTTGTTTTCTTGGTGAAGGATTGCAGTGGTTCTATGCCCTTCTTGGCCAGTTCCACGTCACCCTCTTCCCGAGGTGTCATTCCCACCTTGTCTGTGGTCAACCATGTTGGTCCCCATGATGAGCTCGCACTTGTCGAGTTCATGTGTACCTGCGATCCTGCCAGGTGTATTGCTCCACCGGCTCCATGCAGTTGTGTTCCTGGCGTAAATGATGTAAGACCGTCCCTTGCAAAATCCCTTATTGATCCTGCCTGTGAACTGTTGAATATTCCCTTGTCTCCCATGTTGAACATGGCCGAGGCCGACTGTATCATGTCCGTCTCCGCACCCATCCTTATGGATCCCGCGGCGTGCATGTTTATGTTGGCATCACTGTGTAGGTTGAAGTCACCCTGTGTCCTGATGTTTATCCCACCCACTCCCGAGTAGAGATCTATCTTGCCGTCCCGGTTCATCTCTATCCATGCGTTACCCGAACCATTAGCAATGTAAACTATGCCGTCCGTGTCATGCATCAGCAACTGGTGTCCAGAGGCCGTCCTCAATCTTGTCAGTTGGTTCGTGCCATTTTCCGCACCATCGTCCATTGTGAATGTGTGTCCTGGTGTCCTGACAACATAGTCAGTCGCACCCGAATCCTTTGCACCTACCTGTTCTTTGGTTGTGCCTGTGTTTTTACGACCTGGTGTGCTTATCCCAAAAACTTGGCTTGGAGATTCTCTACGTGCCGAACTTGAAGTGTTACCACGTATGTCATCTGCTCCCAATCCTTGTTTTACAAGCACATCAGCGAAAGGGTGTATGGGTTTTGGAATTGCATCATAGTTGTTGTTCGGTAAGGCATTCGGAGATGTCCTGTTCAGTTCTCCTGCAGGAACATTAGTCGATCCGTATGTTGATTCCTTATCTGCTTGGAACCCGGCATCTGCACCTTCAAATGTTCCGTCCAGACTGTCATATGTGTTGGTGCTGGAGGCTATGCCTGGTGTCATGTGATTAGTGAAAGGATCCTGTACACAACCTATCCAGAAGGCCTGGTTCATTTTTCCCTCTGCGAATATGACCAATACACTGGTCTCTAGATCAGGCGGGACTGCCCAGAATCCGTATGAGTGTTGACTGTGTTCGTATTCCGTTGATCCTGGAATGCTGTGTCTCGTTCCCTTGGCTCCATAGAATGGAGAAAGGTAGTCACACGTGATCAGTTGTTGTTCCGTCCCGTTACCGGTCTGTGCAAGTGCTGGTATCAGCACCCTCAACCTACCCATCCTCGTGGGATCCACGTTGCCTTTTACTATGCCTATGTACGGTCCCGGGGATTCTTTTGACCAACTCTGGTCCTTTCCCGGGGCTTTGGCGTTTGATGCATCACCTTTTAAATAGTTGTGTAGACTCATTATCCAAAATATCCTTTTATTTTACTCTTTGCTTTTGCATAGAGAGTTTGTATCTTTGTTCCAATGTTAATTACGTCTGAGATATCACCACCCTCAGTTTCTAGGAATGCCTGATACTGTTTTTTGTCCAGTATCGTGCTTTCTCCTTTGTATGTGCTTTGTATGTAATCCGCCGCCGGACTGGATATGTACACTCCCTGGTTGTTGAACCTGGTTAAGTGCAGAACGTTGGTGTACTTTCCACTGTCAAAGCCGTGTTCCACCTGTATTACCCTGTACAGTCCAGAGAACATGGCCTGCTGGTTTGATCCCATCTCGTATACGCCACGCTTGTCATCCACGTCAGTCGGCATCTTGAAATTCAACATCACGATCGGTTCCGCCAGGTCTGAGTTGTAGCACCTACGTTTCGAATCCCATATGGACTCCAGGTTGCTCCTCCAGTACCCTATGTCCTTGTCACTGCTGACACCTGGTGCCTGCTTCTCGGGGTTTGCTGGTATGAACTGTGACTGTCCCAGCCATGCTGGATCTCCCAGTATCTCCATCCTGATGTTGACCATGTCCGCCATGGGGTGCGTCAGCTCGTCTATGAACTGGTCCACCAGTGTGAAAGATTTTCCCGTTTTCCCTGTGCCACTTGACTTGGTAATTGTTACCTCACTCTTCAAGGTAAGGTTGTCGTCATAGACCGGTTGGGGATTTGATATTGACCCTGTTTGATCTGTTGTTTTTTCTTCCAGCTTGTTCTGCCTGCCATCCGATGCATCCACGTCCTTAAGTTTGCTCTGGAAGTACGCATACTTGTAGTTTATATTAACATCCAAGACATCCACGTTGTCTCCAGTGAACATGTAGTTGTAGGTCTTGTAAACGAAACTTTTGAAATTCTGTCCTGTGCTGACACCTGGTATGGCCAGTGAATAGGCATGCACCAAGTATGGCTCTATCACGAACTTGATCAACTTGGCGTGGGTCTGTCTCTTGTTGTCGAACTGCGCCAGCGGTATCAAGCTAGACCTGATCCTGAAGTATTCGAAGTGCATGTTGGGCCGACTTTTGGCGGTCTCGTACACACCTTCGGCACCTGCTCTATTCTGTGCCGCTACAAACTGATCTGCCACCTTGGTCTTCCATTGTTCGAACTTGTTTTCAGAGAACATGGGGTGTGATTTCATTACCTCTTCCAGTATCTTCGTTATTGAATTACCTGTATTGATTTTCATGAAGTCCACCGGTACATCTCCTGTGTCCACTGCCTGTGATGACATTCCCACAGATTCTAAACTTGTATTATCCAATTGTGTAGTGTCAGGTTTAAATGATTTGTCAATGGATATCTCGTACTGGTCTGGTATTTCTATTTTTCCTATATCGTCCTTGTTCTGTTGGTTCAGCAGATCCTGTAGTTCCACCGCTACTGTGTTCAGTGTCGTGCCGTAAAGTGATCCTGATGTCTTGACCCAGTTGTATCTGTCCACGTATGCGAATTCGTTGTAGGGTATTGCCTTGACCGTGTACACAGTCCCTCCCGTGTTGACATCCATCTCCACCTGTGTCAGCTTTATGGGTATCACCCTCTTCATGCTTTTCTTTTGCTCCGTTGACAACACCTTCCCTAATTCGTCAAATCCTGTGAACTCCACCGTCAGCAGGTATGGTGCGTCAATGTGGTCAAGATAGTTGTTGTTGGCCGCGGCCGCCCTCAGTCTCTCGAACAGGGTTATGCCTGCCGGTTCTATAATGGTCATGTCTATCTGTGTCACCGAAGTTAATCTTCTCTTCTCGTTGAGTCCGGGTATGGCATTCATGTTCACCGTCTGGAAGTACATGTCCCGGTCCTTCTTGTATGTCTTCCTGCTCTTATCAAGTGTCGCGGCCATCCTTGCGTTGCCGTCTGTCTGGACATTGCCGTATAGTGTCCTTTTGTTTTCAGCATTCAGTGGTTGCCCTGTGTTGCCTGCATTGCCATCTGCTATGCCTGAACTCCTGAGTATGATGTCATGCGGCCTGCCGTCGAGTGTCCTGGTGTCTTGTATCTCAGCCTGGCTCAGTGCCGACAGTGTGAACAAAGTGTTGTAGGAAGCGTACTGGTGCAGTTGGTTGGGGTCAGAGACGTTTTCTACGTATGTCTTGGTTGTTTTCTTATTTAAATTACCATCACCGTGTATGTTGAAATAATTGCCGGATGGTGCATTATAGGTTCCCATGGATTATATCCCTAGGTCGTTGAGAAGATTTTCCTTCTTGGGCAACTTTATGGTCACACCCGGTTTGAAATCGTATATTGGATCCTCTATTTGATCTGGATTTCTCTGTGCAAATGCCCACCATAATCTCGGTGAGCCGTAAAGATCGTATGCTAGTAGATCAGGCCTGTAGGCGTATGTTCTCTCGATCGTGTAACTCTGGTCGTCCTGTTCCGCAGTTATTGTTCTTGGGTTCAGCACATCCAGGTAGTCTCCTGTTTCGCCTGTGTCTGCGTATGGTGATGTGTTTGAGTAATCAGCCATTATATGAACCCTACCTCGTTGTCACCCTTGCCATTTAATTCTCCACGCACAAATTTCTTCATTGAAAATTTCTTGACAGAATCCCTAGAATAGATCGGCGTCACCAGCACTGATATGTTTGACAGTGTAGGTGCCCATGTATGCTCCTCTGTGGAGTTCACATCAAAGTGTACATTTTGTGGTGTAGTCTGAAAAGGAGTTGCTTCCTGTTTTGTAGAAATATAATCTATACCTGACCTAAGTTCAACGTTGAAAGAATTCAGTACCACAGGTACTTTCTGGAACATGTGAGATCCATATCCAGACAAATGAAGTATCGGTGGTGGGTTGCCTTTCAGTCCTGTTTGATCGTCTAGTCCAAAGAACATCTTTGTAGCTGTCCTTAGAAAATTAACTGTTGCTACCCAATGTTTGGCGTCCTGCTGATTCTGTACAGGAAACTCTCCAATTATGTTCAGGGAGTCCACTTGTGAATTTTGGTAGGCCTGGTGTGGGTAGTTGCTGTGTGTCATGTCCATGGCATTGTAGTTGGCCGAGTGCTGTATCACCATTGATGGTGTCAATGGCCAGAATATACCATTAATGCCTGCCAACGGTGACATCAATGGATTGTTGTCAAAATCAAAAAATCTCCTTAAATCAGCTCCGTTTGTCGGCACTGTCAGTTTCACACGCCAGTCTTGGTTGTCGGCCCTGCCGCTCCAACGAGCAGTCGCCCGTTTTATGTGATTGTTGCCGGCCGAAATGCCGGAACCAAACAACCTGCCCAGTGTCCTGTTGAATATGCCTGATCCCACATCCTTTACTATCTTACCAATTTGTTTTCCTGTTTGTCCGTATGCCATCTTAATGGTTGCTTTCCTTTGTAAAATTTTGTATACTTAAACTATATTTATAGGCACAATTATAGGCACACTTAATTACCCGTACGACACACATCAACAGACCTGTTTGTGGTCATTTTACATTAACATTACTGGAGAAACAATGAAGAGAGTAAAGTACCTAAACAACCGTGATCTGCTGTTACAGATACATGCCAGCAAGAACACGTACTGTTCATATGTTGCTGTCGAAGATTCACAGTTTGATCTGATAGTTCCTAATCTCAAGAAGATCAATGCCAATGCGATAGCAATGGCCAGGAAGGCCAAAGCCAAGAGGCTCACGCAGGAAGCATGGGAGGTGGCAAAAGAATCAGGACTGAAAAAAATTAAACTGGTAGACTACACCGTGTCACCAAGGAAGATAGACAAGACGGATCTTGTGTTCAGGGTAATGATGTTTGATCATGTGCCACTGGACAGCGAGAGAAAGAAAAATCCCAAGCAGACATCAGATCACCACAGCAAGGTGAACTTCCCACCGTTCCAGCACTACAGACTTGACGGGAAAAATAAGCCACAGTGCGTAGGAAAATCACACTGGATTGGTGGAATGGATAACGGCCACTTCTCATGTGACCACGGCAAGATGACCAACACACTGGCCATGATGTACATGAAGTTGTGTGAGAGATATGGCACAAGATCAAACTGGAGAGGCTACACATACAATGACGAGATGCAGTCACAGGCCTTGATGCAACTGTCACAGATCGGTCTGCAGTTTGACGAGTCAAAGTCTGACAATCCTTTTGCATACTACACAGCGGCCATCACGAACAGTTTCACAAGGATACTGAACATTGAAAAGAAGAACCAAGCAATACGAGATGACCTGTTGGAATACAACAACATGATGCCAAGTTTCACAAGACAGAACGAGAACTCCACCAGTGCACCTTCATACAAGAAAATGATGGAGACCGCACACGGCGATGTACACGAGGTCAACAAGACCGGGCTCGCGAAACTGAACAAGAAATTCAAGAAGAAGGGCGAAAATCTAGATCTCAAGGATGACTTCAAGGACATCCAGTTCAAGAACAAAGTGGACATGACCAATCACAAACCAACTGTAAAGAAGAAGTGGTAACACATGGCATTCTTTAAAAAAGTCGCCTGTTTCACGGACATACACTTTGGGTTGAAGGGCAACTCTAGGATACACAACGACGACTGTGAAGACTTCGTACGATGGTTCATAGAGCAGGCCAAGGCCGAAGGCTGTGAGACCTGCATATTCCTGGGCGACTGGCACCATCACAGATCAGCGACCAACGTTTCCACAATGAACTACACAGTGTCCAACATGGAACGTCTGGGTGCGGCATTTGAAAAGGTCTATGTTATCATGGGCAACCATGATCTGTATTACAGGGAGAAAAGAGAGATCAATTCTATGGAATACATCAGGAACATTCCCAACATACACATCGTCAACCAATGGCTGGTGGAGGATGACGTTGCCATAATCCCGTGGATCGTGGAAGACGAATATAAAAAAATTGAAAAAATGAAACAGAAGTACGTGTTTGGACATTTCGAACTGCCGTACTTCAAGATGAATGCAATGGTTGAGATGCCGGACGTTGGCACCATACAATCAGATCATTTCGCAGGTTGTGGTAAGGTGTTCTCGGGACACTTCCACAAGAGACAGTACATGAAGAACATCACATACATGGGCAACGCTTTCCCACACAACTACGCAGATGCCTGGGATGACGACAGGGGCATGATGACATTGGAATACGACGGTGAGCCCAAGTACATCAACTGGCCAGACATGCCCAGATACATCACCATAAAGATCAGTGAACTTTTGGCCGAACCGGAGAAATACCTCAAACCAAAGATGTACGTGAGGGTCACACTGGACATCAAGATCTCATACGAGGAAGCGAACTTCGTCAGGGAGACGTTCATAGACAAATACAAGTTGAGGGAACTGCAACTGATACCAGAACAGGTGGACAACGCACAACAACCACTGGTGGAGGTGCAGAAGTTTGACAGCGTGGACCAGATCGTCATCAAGCAGTTGCAGGGCGTGGATTCCGAGGTGTATGACAAGAACGTATTAACAGCAATTTACAACGATCTAGATGTCGCGAATTAGTAAGAAGAAATTGATAAGAGTTTTGAAAGGTGACCTCGAGGAGCCTATGACTAAACAATCACTCCTAGATCAACTTTCGAAACCTGTGACGCAGGAAGAATGGTTAAGAGGATACAAAGAATGGAAGAGGAAACAACTTGCTAACGATTAAAGAACTCACAGTAAAGAACTTCATGAGTGTGGGCAACCAGGTCCAGGCCATCAACTTCGCTGACAAAAGCCTGGTGCTTGTGATCGGTGAGAACATGGATCTAGGTGGCGATGACGCAGGTGCCAGGAATGGTACAGGCAAGACCACAATCATCAATGCACTATCTTACGTGTTCTTTGGCGAAGCGTTGACCAACATCAGGAGAGACAACCTCGTCAACAAGACCAACGAGAAAGGCATGGTTGTGAGTGTCAAATTCATAAAGAACGGAGTCACCTACACAATCGAGAGGGGAAGGAAGCCACAGATATTCAAATTCTACGCCAACGACATAGAACAGAATCTAGAGTCCAATGAAGCACAGGGCGAGAACCGGGAAACGCAACTAGAGATCAACAGGTTGATGGGCATGACCCATGCCATGTTTAAGAACATAATAGCATTGAACACCTACACGCAACCATTCCTGTCAACCAAACAGGCAGAGCAAAGGGAGATCATAGAGCAGTTGCTGGGTATAACTTTGCTGTCACAAAAAGCTGACCTTTTGAAAGAGAAACAGAAAGCGACCAAACAGTTGCTGACTGAAGAGAAATTAAAGATAGATGCCAGGGTTGCGGCCAATGAGAAGATACAGGAATCCATAGAAAGTCTGAAGATAAGATCCACTGCCTGGGCCAGCCAGAAAGAAGAAGACGTAAAAAGTTTCCAAGAAGCGATAGCAGAACTAGACAAGGTGGACATCGTGAAAGAACTGGATGCACACAAACGACTGTCCAAACACAATGAGATGCAGACTGCTCTCAGAAGTCTCGAGAAAGAGAAAGCGTATCATGAGGATTCGTTGACCAAGGCAGAAAGCACAGTTGGGAAGACAGAGAAGGATCTGGAGTTCGCGGAGGCGGCCAAGTGTCCCACGTGTGAACAGGAACTGCACGACGACAAACACGAGCATTTGGTTGGGAAACTTAAAACAACACTGACTGAATCTGTAGATTATGCATCAAAACTCACAGACGATCTTGCAAAGATACAACAGGACGTGGATGCAATAGGTGACCTGGGCAACATACCAGACACGTATTACGACACAATGGATGAAGCATACAACCACAAGGGTTCGTTGCAGGATCTGAAACGTCAGCTGGAGCAGACTGAGAAAAAAGAGGACGTGTATGCAGAACAGATCGAGGAAATGCAGAGCAAGGCAATACAGAAAGTTGACTTTGAAAAAGCAAACGAAATGGAAGACCTACACAGGCACCAAGAATTCCTATACAAATTGCTGACAGCGAAAGATTCATTCATCAGGACAAGGATCATAGAACAGAATTTATCTTATCTGAACCAACGTCTGGCATACTTCCTGGGCAAGGTCAAACTACCGCACACAGTGGTGTTCCAGAGTGACCTGTCTGTGCAGATCGAGGAACTGGGCAGGGAATTGGACTTTGACAACTTATCACGAGGTGAGAGAAACAGATTGATATTAAGTCTGAGTTGGGCATTCAGAGATGTTTGGGAAAGCCTTTATCAACAGATCAACCTGTTGTTCATTGATGAATTGATCGATGCCGGCATGGACATATCAGGAGTTGAGAGTTCTATGGCAGTGTTAAAAGACATGAGCAGGACGCAGAAAAAGAACATTTTCCTGATCTCTCACAAAGATGAGTTGGTAAGTAGGGTGAATTCTGTGCTGAAAGTGGTAAAAGAAAATGGCTTTACCAACTATGCCAACGATGTTGACATAATTGTTTAATTTTTATGTTGACAGAACCACATCTTACGTGCTTTAATAACACTAACGTTAATTAATGTTATCGTACGAACAACAAAGGAAGGACTAATATGTCACAAGAAACACA